CGTACTGTTACGTGGATTCCCCTTCCGAGGAATCTCGGTCGACTACGTTATACCGTGTCCCCCTGACGCTCGATTCGGAATTCGATGGAACGATAATCCATCGTATCTCTCAATCGGGGTTAGGGTTCATGGTAATTACGTACTCGTCTCGACAAGAAGGCGAACAAAAGACAACCCAGTCTGACGTAGGCTAATGGACGTTTACCCCCTTACTAAAGGATAAACTGAAAAGCCTGACGTTGCTCTGGAGTAAGCTAGCACACGAGTGTGCTAGTAGATGTTGCACTAGCGCCAATCTCAGTATCGAGGAGGTTTCCCGATTCTACAGGAATGTAGATCGGGACCTCTGTGAAGCTGAGATGCGGTACGAACATGAGGGGTTCTCGTTTTACACGATAACCCTCACCAACTTCGGAAAGACATTCGAAGAATGTCTCGATGTTGGCTGTGTGGCTCCACGTACATTTCAAGGATTCCAAGGTCGTAAGGCCAAGGGACTTGATATGGCGGAACTTCCTAATTTCTTAGGTGTGTTCCTGGAGCTCGTGTTCGACCGCGGTAGCGGTAAGCTACTTGATGATGCTAATGTAGATGCCATTCGTTCCATAAGGCAGCTAACGCTGTTCTTTGGAAAGATTCTCCTCGAGTGCAGTGATGCACGAAAGGAGAAGGCAGTACAGGAGTACATCAAGTGTGAGCAGGAACTCGAGCAACTACAGTTGCCTGGTTTGGAGATTGATTTCCTCCAATTTGACCGGATAGCTGAATTGCTGTTTGGGGAGCTGTTCTCCCAACTAGACCAAGAGGTCTGGGAGAGAGAATCAGTACGCCCTAAACATGGTCCAGGATCAACGGCCGATAATCTTCTTGGAAACAAGAAGTTCGACCAACGAACCTGGACCTGTCGCTTGCAGGAGTTCTTCCCTTGGGAAGAATTTCTTGCAACTAATTCTTCATTTGTTGAAGAATTAGAACCGGACATCGAGTTCCTCGAACCCGGAGAAGAGAGACCTGTGAAGGTCACTCTTGTTCCTAAGACGCTAAAGACACCTCGAGTTATCGCACAGGAACCTACTGTTATGCAGTACATACAGCAAGGTCTCATGCGGTTGTTCGTGGAGAGAATTGGTGAGTCTAACCATCTCAACCACTTCCTCGGCTTCGACGACCAAACGCCTAATCAGCGAATGGCCTGCGAAGGATCCCTTACGGGGGAGCTTGCGACACTAGACCTTAGTGAAGCAAGCGACCGTGTCTTAAATCAGATCGTTGAGCGCCTGTTCAGCAAGTATCCGTACCTTAATGGTGCGATACAAGCTTGCAGGAGCACTCACGCTGATGCTTTTGGTGAAGTTGTTAACCTCACCAAATTCGCGTCTATGGGTTCGGCCCTAACCTTTCCCATAGAGGCCATGGTGTTTCTTGTCATGGTCTTTATTGGGATCGAGAATGGGTCTAGCCGCCCGCTTTGTCGAAAGGATCTGAAACGATTCTTTCGGCGGGTGCGTATCTACGGGGATGACATCATTGTCCCCGTAGTATCGGTGCTACCTGTGATCGATTCCCTTGAGACGATTGGTCTCGTTGTGAATCGCCGCAAGTCTTTCTGGACTGGGAAGTTCAGAGAGTCATGCGGGAAGGAATATTATAACGGTGAGGACATTAGTATTGTCCGCGCTCGTCGTCTTCTTCCTTCGTCACCGGCTGACGCTGCGGAAGCCATCTCTTTGGTTTCGCTTCGTAACCAGCTATATTTTAGTGGTTACTGGGCGACCTGCAAGTGGCTAGATGGAGAAATCAGAGAGGTACTTCGGTATTTCCCTGTAGTTCTTCCATCTTCATCCGCGCTAGGACGTCACAGTTTTCTCGGGTATACATTCGAGAAACTGAGTCGTAAGACCCACGCGCCTATGGTTAAGGCGTGGAGGCCACGTGCCAAGTCTCCTAAGAATTCTCTTAGTGGACATGGTGCCCTAGCTAAGTGCTTAGCTAAAACCAGCGATTTGCCATTCGCTGACGCTGAGCATCTTGAGCGTTCAGGACGACCCCGAGTCGTTAACATCAAACTCGGGTTTTGTAGTCCATTTTAATGGACGACCGTGCGAGGGAGTCAGATGTAGTGGAAGGG